GGTCCGCACCTCGAGCTTCACGGCCTTCGACATGTGCCCGCGCAGCCCGGAGGCGCTGTAGCCGCGCTTCGAGGGGATCTGCCGGATCGCCTGTCGCACGGCCGGCACCATCGGCCTGGCTGCCGCTCGCAGCTCCTTGGTGAACTCCTGCTTGAGTGCCTTGTTGTTCATCCGTCGCAGCTCGGCGCCGATCCGCTTCAGGTCCTTGCCGGTACGGAGCTCCAAATCGGCGACCATACGCGCCCTCCTTGATCGAGTTGACCGGGTATGAGGGCGGTGGGACCATCCCGCCAACTACGCACGGAAACAGGGGGGATGAGGCATGCGCCTGCGAGACGCCAAGGAGCAGATCGAGCGTGAGCGACCGGACCTCACCGGCAACGCCAAGCTGGAAGCGATCAAGGCGCTGCGCGCATCGGCGGCGGGTCGTGAGCAGAAGGGCGGCGGCACAGCCGGTACTCACTGTGTGCACTGCGACCAGGCGGTGAAGCCGATCCAGCACAGGGGATGGATGTTCCTCGCCTGGCTCACTCTGTGCGAGCTGGGCGCCGTGATCGCGGCGGTCGTGGCCGCCGTGCGCCCGTACGCCCCCGAGGACGCGAGCGCGGGTGGTGTCGGATGGCTGCTGGTGTGGCCGGCGGCCGTCCACCCCGCGGGGCTGGGGCTGGCGGCTGCAGTCGCCGCATTCCTCGCGGCCGCCGCGCTGACGGGTGCGGCCAGCGGGCGCGCGGAGAAGAACGCCACGTGTCCCCTGTGCGGCCGGCGCCTGGGGGCCGAGTCCCCGGCTTCCTAGGTGAGGGACTCGGCTTCCTTGGCGAGGTGGTCGCACAGCTCGGCGAGCACGTCGAACTCGTCGAGCGTCAGCTCTCCGACGTCTCGGGGGCGGTACTTGAACTGGTAGGCGAAGGATCCGAGGTAGGTGAAGTATCTGACGTCGGGGTCGTCGGCCCACTGTCGCCAGACACGGGAGTAGGGTCCGGCTGTTCCCCGGCCGCCTGGCCGTCACCGCTCTGCTTGTTGGCGTCGTCCTCGGCGTCCGGGTCCGTCACTTCGAAGTCGAAGTCGTGGTAGTCCAGGGTGTCGAGGTCAGAGAACCGGAGGTTCTCGCCGGCGCGCTTCTTGGCCAGGTAGATCAGTGCGGCGCAGGCGTCGGGGTCACCCTCATCGAGTGCGGCCAGCCACCGCGGCGGCGTGAAGCCGGTGTACGTCTTGAGTTCGCGGGCCTCCGCGACCAGGAGCCGGTCGCTGTCCCACTCGTACTCGGTGCCCTCGACCTTGAGCTTGATGATCACAGTGTTGCGTCTCCCGAGACGATGCGGACCTGGATGGGCGGGTTGGACTCGTCGCTGTAGGCCTCGAAGTCGGTGCTCATGCTGACGATGTCGGGGCCGCCGACGTTCGGGCTGGCCGACTTCAGCTTCACCGCCGGCAGGATGACTTCCACCAGGTCGTTGCTGCCCGAAGCGCCGATCGGGTCACCGGTGAGGGTGAGGACCAGGGGCAGCGTGTCGTTGGCCGTGAAGTGGTCGTAGAGCTCAGACTTGCTGAATTCGGCGTTCAGCGACCCGGTGATCGTGGGGGTGTCGTTCTCCAGCTGCTCCGACTTCAGACCGCTGTTGCCGATGCCGTAGCGGTCCGTGGCCATCGGCGCCGCACCCTGCACGCTGACCTCGGTGACGACGGTGGCCACCGCCGTGCCGCCGGTGACTGTGGTCTTGCCGGAGGCCGTGGCCGCGGTCCCGCCGAGCGTGAGCGTCGCCTTGGCGAAGGTGAAGACCTTCGCCCCGCTGGGGTAGCTGGCGGCGGCCAGCGCAGTCGCTGTGTCCTCGCTGCGGCCATCGAGGGTGAGCTTCAGGGTGGGGATCGCGTTGTCGGAGACCGTCAGCTCCCACTGCGACACCTTGCACCCTGCATAGGTGAACGGCCGTACGGTGCCCGTGGCCGGCTCGGGCCGGCCCACCTGGATCGTGAGGCCCTTGCCGCGGAAGTCACCCGGCGTGTGCACTTGCTCGGTCGCCGGGGATGTGAGCGTGGTCGGCGTGCTCACCGACGAGCCGAGGGCGTGCTTCCACAGCAGGCCCATGCCCTTCGTGGAGTGCTCCAGGGTGATATCCCCGGACACGCTCCGGCGGGAGATGGACACGCGAGAGGCCCGCTTGTACTTCTGGCCGGCGCGCAGCCCGGTCGGCTCCAGGAAGGACGGGTCGAGCTTGAGGCCCTCGTCGTTGAACTCGTACGCGTGGTCGGGCGTCACCGCGGTGCCCCACGTGGACTCCGTGCCGACCATCAGCTGTGCGTCCAGACCCGATCCGGTCGCCATCAGCTGTCACCACCCTTCTCTTCGGCCGAGTCCGCGGCAGCCGCGGCCTTCCTCGTGCTGGACTTCTCGAGCGCCCAGCGGCTCTTCGGGAAGGCGCGGGCGCGGTCGCCCTCGCCGAGGATGTACGCGTCGTCGGTCTCCTCAACGGGTCCGGCGACGGTCACGATCTGCCCCTCGTCGACGGGCAGGCTGTTGGGGCTGTCCGGGGGCGCGTACAGGTGCACGGCCTCCCCGAGGTTGCGCAGGCGTACGGCGCCCATGCGGGTCTCCTTCGTGGGGCGGGTCAGATGCGGGTGGAGCAGGCCAGAGTGAAGGGCATGCGCCCCTGGACCCCGTTGGTGGTCTGCTCGGTGTGGAAGCTGGTCTCCGAGATGGAGCACACGGTGGGCGGCGGCAGGCCGAGTGCCGGATCCGCGCGCACCGCGGCCTCGACAGCGGCGAAGATCTGGAACACGCGACTGCGGCAAGGCTTCACGTCGGTGCTGCCGCGCCGCACGAGGATGGCGCAGGTCAGGAGGATGTCCTCGTTCTTCGCATGCGCGCCGAGCCCGGCCCACTGCTGGGTCGTGGACGTGGTGGCGAACTCGCCATCGGGGTCGCCGTCGTAGCCGACGAACACCCAGTCGCTCGCGGCGGAGTCGGTGACGAGGGGCCCGTCGACGATGCGAACGCCGCCCAGGTCGGCTGAGGCCTGGAGGGCAGCCACGACCGCGTCGATCAGCTCGGGCACGCGCGAGGGCGCCGTCATCTACGCCACCCCCGGCAGTGGTGTGTCCAGCAGCTCGGCAGCCCGGTTCGGGATGGCGTAGCCGGCCGGGACCGGTATGTCGCCGCCGCCCGGCATGGCGCCGGACCGGCCTCGCTGGGTCTCCCACAGGTGCTGGATGACGATCAGCGCGGCGAGCTGGATGTTCGCCGGGATCACCGCCATGCCGGCTTGGTAGATGGCCACGACGGTGCCGGTGAACGGCGGGCCGGACAGCAGGGTGACACGGCCCGATTCCGGGTCCAGGTGCGTCACGGTCGGGTCCACGCTCCAGGTCTGCGCTCCGTCGGCTGAGATGAGCGACGTCAGCGACACGACGGGCACCGACTGCAGCAGGAACGAGGCTCGGCGGCCAGTGACGGCGATCTCGTCGGTGACCGTGCGAGGCTCGACGACCCGGCCGAGCTCCCGTTCGATGGGGGCCGTGACCGCGTCGATGTACCGCTGCAGCTCCACATCGGCGCTGGTGTCGTCAGCGTCGAGGTTCAGCTGCAGCTTCGCATCGGCCAGCGTCACGATCGCCACACGTCACCTCCAGGCAGTTGGGGCTGGCTACTTGCTGTCGCCCTGCGGCTTCGCCGCGGCTGTCTTCGCCGCCGTCGTCTTCCGCGCAGTCGTCTGGGAGGTCGTCTTCTTCGCCGCCGCGGGCGCCGAGTCGGTTGTGAGCGGCTTCTTCTCGCCGTCCTCCTCCGACTTCTGCTGCTCCTGCTTCGGTTCCTGGCGCTTCTCGGCGTCGTCCGCCGGCGTCGCGGTCTCGACCTTGTGGTCCTTGTCGCCGACGGGCTCGGCGATGCCGGCCGCGCACATGTCGGCGGCTTCGGCGGCGGGGACGTCGACGGTCTCGCCGCGGCGCGGCCACGGCTTGCCGTTGCGGGACCCGGAGACGTCGGCCTTCATGCGGATCTTCATGATGGGCTCCTAAGCGATCAGCTCGGCGTCGCGCATAGCGGCGAGCGCAGCGTTCAGGGCGGTCCGCAGCTGGTCGTCGGCGCTGCCGTCCACGGCCAGGTCGGCGATCGCGGCTCCGGCCGCCCACTGGTGTTCGGTGTCGTCCAGCACGAGCGACGGGCCGGTGGTGCCGCCCGCGATGATGCCGGTGGCGCGCAGCACGTTCAGCACGTTGCCGATCGCGGTACGCGCGGCGGTGTCGGTGGTGGTGCCGCCTGTGGGGCCCGCGATGGCCGGGCCGAGGACGACCTTGCGCATAGAGGCGTTCCACTGGTGGCCGATGTTGACGTGCGTGCCGCCGGCGATGACGCCCGCGTTGCGCAGCGCGGCCAGGATCGATGACACAGCGGTGCGCGCCTGGCTGTCGGTGGTGGTGCCGCCGGACGGGTCGGCGATGGCCGCGTGATGCACCCATTGCCCGGTCGCCTGGTTGAACACCTTCGGCTGCGGCATCGGCGGTCCTTCCTGCTGAAGAGTGGACGGCGCGGGCGCCCGCCGGGACGCCCGCGCCGTGTGTGTCAGCTCGCGCCGCCGCGGAACGTCTTGACGGCGCCGGTGAGGTCGACCAGGGCGCCGTCCGCGCGCATCAGCGCCCGGAAAGTGACGAGGTCGGTGTCGAAGGCGAACTCGTCGGAGCGCTCGAAGCGGACGCCGCCCGCGAGGCGGACGAAGTACTGGGCCATGTCGCCGAAGATCACCGACTTGGCGTTCAGGCCGACCGCGGCGACGTTCGGTTCGGTCAGGACCGGCTTGCCGAGGATGGTGTCCGGCACGCCGACCTGGAGGCCCGGCTGCCACAGGTACTGGCCCGTGGTGTCCTTCAGCTTGCGGACCGCGGCGATCGAGGTGTCCGCCATCATCCAGCGCGCTGCCGGCGAGTTGCGGTACGGGGCGATCACCGAGAAGAAGAGGTCGATGATGTCGTCCGGGGTGAACCCGCCGGTGACGCCGGTCCCGCCGGTGACGCCCACGGTGGCGTCGGTGACGAGGCCGCGTGGCTTCGAGGTGCCGTCACCGGTGATGGCGTGCGCCCCGAAAGCGTTGCCCAGGGCCCGGCCGGCCTGCATAGCGAGGTAGCCCTCGAGGTCGACGCCCGTGTCGTCCAGCAGCTCGCGGCTGATCTGGATCAGGCAGCCGTACTTGTAGGCGCCGAGCTCGACCTGACCGAACGCCGGGTCGGACTCGGGGATCTGGCCGCCTTCGGGGGTGATCGACGCCGTGCTGTGGGCGGTGGTCTTCGGGACCTGGATGGTCTCGCCGCCGTCCGTGTTCAGGACGGTCGCACCCGACTGCAGGATCGCGCTGTTCTGGATCAGGTGCACGATCAGGCGGTCGTAGAAAGTCGTCGGGACCGTGTCGCCGCCGGCGGTGGCGGTGCCGACGGTGAGCGCGCGCTGCTGGAGCGAGCGCCAGTCGATGCGGCCCTTCGGGCGCACGTCGAAGAAACGGCTTCGGGTCTCGCCGCGCATCCACGCCCGCAGCTCGGCGTTGTCACCCTCGGCCGGGGCGCTGCCACGCTTTCCGTCGCCCGGACCGCCGTCGCCCGGGCCGCCGCCGCGGCCGCCGTGCAGCCGGTCGAAGGCCGCGTCGGCGTCCTTCGCGCGCTGCTCGGTGTCGAGGGCCGCCTTGATGCGCTCGTCGAGCTTGTCGAGCTCCTCGCTCATCACGTCCCACTGGCCCTGTTCCTCGGCCGTGAGGTTGCGGTTCTCCTCGGTGCTGCGGTCTGCGATGCCCTTCATCTGCTCCCAGACCTGGCCGCGGCGCTCCCGCAGCTTCTTCACCATGTCCGACATGGGTGGACTCCCGTCCGATCGAATTCGAGATCTCGACCGGGAGCCCTCGCGGTCCCGCACCCCTGGGGGTGCCGGTGGCCGGCGCCTCTTCGCAACCGGCGGTCCGCTGATCCCTCTCCGTGTCACACGCGGCCCGTTGTGTGCTTCGCCGCACCCAGAGCGGACGCCGACCGGGGGTTGCCCAAGTCGGCGCCGTGGCGGTGTGGTTACGCGGTCCAGGACGGTCGTGCCGCCCCCGTGTGTGCGGGGGTCTTGGTGGTGCAGTGCGTACGTAGCCCGCGGGGGGCTCAGACGTACGGGTCTTCGCGGCGGGCGAGGAGTGCCGCCGCGGCGGCGTGTCCTGCCATGCCCTTCTTCGCCTTGCGCTGCGGGGCGGGCCCGTCGGAGCGGACGAAGAACTTGCGGAGCTCGTCGGCCTCGGCGAGTGAGCGGACTTCCTCGAGCGGCGCGTCGAACTTCTCAGCGAGCGAGCGCAGGCCGGCCGAGGTGTCTGCGTAGGCGGGGGTGTTGACCGGGGCTACGTCGACGACCTGGGCGCCGAGCAACCGCCGCAGCGGGTAACCCTGCTCGGTCATCGTCCAGTCGTCGTCCAGGGTCCGGAACGCGAACGAGCTCTTGCGGACATCGCCGCGCTCGACCAGCTCGACCACGTGCGACATCGACCCGGGCGGGAGCACGTCGTACGAGAGGCCGTACTGGTCGATGCTCATGCGCAGGGTGCCGGCCGCGGTGGTGCCGAGCAGCTGGTTGTCGTCGTGGTTGTAGCGGGCGATCACGTCGGGCCAGCCGTCGACCCTGGACTGGTTGAAGGCGATGGGGTCGACGACCTCGATGAAACCGCCGAGGTTCTTCGACTGCCGGTTGAAGACGGCCGCGTATCCCCCGATCCTTTTCTGCCCTTGGTCGGCGCGCAGTTCGGCCTTGCCGGTGTCGCCGGAGGTGTACCGGCGTTCGATCTCCACAGTGCCCTCCAGCGGGGTGGTTGTGTCCTGCTCAGCCATGCTGTTGTTCGCTCCCCCGAACGAGCCGCAGCCGGGGGTCGTCGCCCTCGCTGCGGATCGTCGGCGGAGTGATCGAGACGCCGGCCTGGATCGGCAGCGGCGTGTAGTCCTGTCCCTGGCCGTCCGGCAGGGGCGGCAGGTTCTCCTTGTTGCGCACCTCGTCGATGTTCATGCCGCCGATCAGGCGGGCCTTCTCCCACATCGACCAGCGGGTCAGCGGGTCCAGACGGATCAGCGAGTCGGCGTCGAACTTCACGCACTGCCCGCGCGGGATGAGCATCGACAGGTGCGACTCCAGCGTGCTCATCCACGGCAGCAGCGTCAGCTGGATCAGCTCGATCTCCCGCTGCTCCGGGCTGCTGTAGGACATCGACCCGCCGGTCTCGCCGCCGATCAGCTCCGGTGGCACGCCGTAGATCGCGGCGACCTGCGTCGCTCCCAGCTTCAGGGTGGCGATGAACTGCGCCTCGTACGCGGGGACCGTGATGGCCTCGTAGTCCCAGTCGGCGCCGTGCACGATCGGCTGCCGGCTGCGGATGGCCTCGACCAGACGGGCCTTGATGACCGCGGCCTCTTTCTGGTCGACCTTCTTCGCCGTGTTCTTGAACGTGCCCGGCGGGACCCCGCCCGTGCTGTGCCAGGCCTCCATGTACTCCTGCGCGGCCAGGCTCGTCGACGCCATCGAGGCGAAGGCCCCGATCGGCGACAGCCCGAGGACCTTGCCCGGCACCGTGAACCAGGGGATGTGCACGATGTCGTTGGGGTCCTGCACCCGGTTGCCGAGGATGTACCAGATCGGGTTGACGAAGCTGCCCTCGCCGTACGGCATCGAGTCGACGACCTGGACCCAGTCCATCGGCAGCCACTCGACCATCGTGGGGAAGCCGTAGAAGTCCCTTGCGGTGACGTAGCCGACGGCGTTGCCCCGGTAGACCATTGACAGGACGGCCCGCTTGATCCAGTCGTGCAAGTTGCCCTGCGTCGACGGGCTCGAGAACAGGCTCGCGAGCGGCAGCTGCTGCACTCCACTGCTGGTCTCCCGGAACTGGCGCAGCGGCGCAGCCGCCAGGTTGGACGCCAGGATCCGACCGGCCGCGTACACCGGCGCCAGGCGCAGCGCCCGGTCGACGCTGACCGCGCCGCCGGATGCGGGCGAGCCGCCTACGTTCCAGGGCACCGACGTGATGGACCGCCGCTCAACCGCGCTGCGGGACTCGACACCGACGAGCCACCCGCCGGCGCGGCGCACGCCGCGCACCGCCAGGCCGAGCCGCCGCCCCCACGTGGCGCGCGCCGTCGACCGCCAGCTGCTCGCCACACGGCCGCGCGCGTCCATCCACATGTCGCCGACGAGGACCGGGCCCGCGTCGTCGTCCACGCGGCGGGATCGCTTGCGCCAGGGCCACAGCTTCACTGTTGCCTACCAATCCTCTTCGGGCCGGTAGCCGGCGATCCAGAAGCCGATGCGCTCACGCAGGCGGCGTACGGCGTCCAGGTATGCCCATCGCCAGCGCCGGTACAGCGGCGGCCGCGGCGGCGCCGGCGGCCTCTCCACGCCCGGCGGAAGCGGGATCCCGGCGTCGAGCAGCTGCTGTGCGCTCATGGGCACGACGTGCGCGATCCTCTTGACGGTGGCGACGTGCGCCGCCAGCGCCTCGTCGGGCTGTTCCGGATACTCCCAGTGGGTCTGCACCGCGTCACCTCCTAGAAGATCGAGTCAAGGACGTCGTATTCGGCGTCGGCGAGCAGGTGGGATCGGGCGGTGTAGGACCAGCGGGCGAGGCTCATGGCGACGAGCGGGGTGATGTCGACGTCGCTCTTGGTCGGCGTCCACGCGATCGTGTCTCCGGAGGCCTTCGTCTTGGCTCCGGCCACGGCGACGTCGAGGTGCCGGTTCGGGACCACGCGGAAGGCCTGCTCGCGTACGCCGTCGAGGACCTGGCCGGTGGCGGCCGCCATGTCGAGTGCACCGGTCACGGCGAGGTCGCCGGGCTCCGGCTCGTCCGAATCCTCCGGGAGCTCGAAGTCCGCCTTGTCGAGGGCGGTCTTCAGGAACGCGAAGGTGCCGCGGCCCATGGCGATCGCGAGGGGCTCCAGGGCCTCCCGCAGCTCGACCAGGCGCGGGATGAGCCACTTGGTGCCCGGCCGGTAGTCGGCGAGCTGGGCGTGCCCGACACCGTCCGCGCGGAGCCCGTACACGCAGATCGCCGAGGAGTCCCGCAGGGGGCTGATGTCCACGCCGAGCGCGAGGCCGGCGTCCCGGTCGCGCTGCGAGTGCTCGTCGAGCATCTGCGCCCACTTGGCGGGGTCGATGACCGTGGACCCTTCGGCGCGCTTGGGCCAGATGCCGAGGATCTCGCGGGCGAAGCCCTGGTCCGACATGCCGCGCCGGTCGCGCGCTGTGGCCTCTTCAGTGACGCGGCGGCCCCATGCCGGGTTGGTGGCCTGCCACAGCGTCGGGTCGTCGAGGTCGACGTCGGCGAGGTGCTCCAGGTCGCCGCCGAGGCCCCAGTCCCGGTAGCCGAGCGAGCTGTCCCCTCCTGCTTCAGCTCGCTCGCGCAGGTGGTACATGACGTCGCCGGAGTCGCCCGAGAGCGGCGGCGTCGACGTGTAGATGATCTGGGGGTTCTCGACGGCCCGCATCGTCGGCATGAGGGCTTCGTTCTGGTCCCAGGTGTAGGCGAAGGCCTCGTCGATGATGTTCACGTGGCCCGTGAAGCCGCGACCGGATCCCTTGCTCCTGGCGATGAACTTCAACTCGGCGTTGGTGTCGAGGCGCTCGAAGCCCTCTTCACCGTTCGTGTTGATGACCTTGATGCGGATGCCGTCGACTTCGAGGAGGTTCTCATTCGCACCGACCTGCTTGCCGAGCCGCTTGAAGAGGGCCTTCATGCGCCGGAACGCACGGATCGCGGTCTTGTACTCGTGGGCGGACCACATCAGCAACTGCTCGCCCAGGAGCAGGAACCCGGCGAGGGCCCGGATCTCCAGAATGGCGCCCTTGCCGTTCTGGCGGGGCACCCACTCGGCGAACTCGAAGCACGCCCACTTCCCGTCCGCGCGCCGGGACATCATCAGGTCGAGGCTGTCGGCCTGCCACGGGTCCGCGATGAGGCCGGCGCGCCTGGCGAGTTCGCAGGCCTCCGGGCCGAGCGTGTACGCCGACGGCGGGGCGAGCTCAACCCTCGGCTTGCTTCCGAGCGATCCGCGCGGTGAGGTCCGAGACACCCGCACCTCCTGCCGGATCGACCGAAGACGGTGAAGCGCCGTATTGGCCTTGCCGGATCTCTGCCAGAAGTGCCTTGAGAGCCGCCGATTGCTGCCGAGACTCGCTCAACAGGGCCGAAATATCAGCGAATTGAGCGACGTCGACGTTGACATCAGCCGAGGATCCCCGCAGTATGGAGTCAAGAAGTTCAAGCCGGTCCGCGATCCGACAAGCCTCCTCCAGCAGCACCAGATGCGCCGGAGTCAGAGACCAGATCGCCAGGGATTCCCGCCACATCCGGCGGCCCCGCTCACCGAGGCCGGCAGGCTCCTCAGCCACTCGTCCCCCTCTCCTCCCGTGATCATTTGCGCTGCCCGAAAAATCGCGGGGGGAGAGGGAGGGTCAGGTGGGGGCGG